GACGGGTCGAACAGGCGGCGATGGGCGGCGAAGGCGGCGACGTCGGCGAGGCGGCCCATGCGGGCGGTGACCGTTTCGGAGGCGCCGACGGCGACGGTCACCCGGCCGGCGTCGACCCGCCCGGCTTCGCCTTTGGCGCAGACGGCGTTGACGGTGACGACGTCACCGACGTTGGGGTCGTAGCCGGGTTCGGTGGCGTCGATCCAGCCGTGCCACAGCCAGTCCGGCGGGTCGCCGCCGACGACGACGCCGACACGCACCTGGCGGCCGGGGCGCAGCGTCAACGGGGTGCCGGCGGCCGGCGGATAGTCCCAACGGCCGTGCGGGTTCGCCACCCGGAACGTGGCGGTGCCGACATCGAAGGCGTCGATGGAACGCTGCCGACCGTAGAAGGTGGCGGCGTCGATGGCGTCGCATGATTCGTCGGCCCATAAGGCGTCCAGACCCGCATAGGTGGCCTCCGGGTACGTGTCGTAGTGGGCGGCGTCGTAGAGGGCCTGGCCGACGGCGACGGCGGCGTCTCCAACGGCGACCTGGAACACGGGGCGGACGCCGGGCACGGTGACGATGCGGGTGGTCGTCATGCCGGGATCCTTCCGAGTCGTTGCGCCTGCGTCATCGCGTCCAGAACGGCGCGTTGCACGTCGGCCCGGTTGCCGATCACGGCGGCGTTCACGTTGACGTTCACGTTGACGGCCCGGGCCGGCATGACCAGCGTCGACACGGTGCTGTCACCGCCGGTGTAGGTGGTCGCCTCGGTGCCGTCGGCGGTGAGCATCGCCGACGGTTCGGCCGACCGGCCCGTCGGCGTCGTCATATACGCCTTGCCGCTGGTGCGGGCTACGACCGGCTGCACGATCGGATGGTTGTTGGCGTGCTGCTGGAAGTTGGCCAGCGACTTGTACAGGTTCGAGTCGTCGGCGTACAGCGGCACTTTGGCGCCGCGGGAGAACGCGTTCTGCACCGTGGCCAGGGCGCCGTTGTAGTCGCCGGTGATGATCTGCTGCTGCACTTCCAGCTGCACGTATTCGGGCAGGTTGTTGATCTGGGTTTGCAACAGTTGCAGTTTCAGTTTGGCGTCCTCGATGCCGTTCAACTCGTACATGGTGTCGAAGTGGTCCGGGGTGAACCCGATCTGTGCGAGCAGGGCGGCGACGGCGTCTTCGGAGATGCCCAGCTGGTTGGACAGTCCGACGAGCGTCGACTGGTAGAGGCCGGTCATGTCCGCGCGGAACTTGTTGATGTCGCCGTGACTGTTGGCGAACGCCCGACTGATCGACGGGATCAACGCCCGGCCGACGTTGTCGAGGGCGTCGAGCACGGCCCGACCCTCCGGTGTCGTCATGTCCGGGATCAGCCGGTTCATGTTGTCCAAGTTGCCTTCGCCGAAGGCGTCGTGGAGGGCTTCGTGCAGACCCTCGTAGGCGGCGGACAGGTCGCCGACCGAATGCAACCCTTCGTCGGCGGTCTCGAAGTAGGCGCCCATCGCCGTCTCGGCGGCGTCGAACGCCGCCGCACCCCAATCCGACTGTTGCATGATCTGGTAGGCGTCGCGGGCGTTGTCGCCCTGGGCGCGGATCGCCAACGCCGCTTCCTCGGCGGCGTCGGCCAACGCCTTCGTCTCGTCGGCCATCTCGGCGAGACGTTCCGGGGTCGGCATCGCCTTGTCGTAGGCGTTCGCCGCGTTGGTGCCGTCACCGAACACCTTGTTGAGGTTCATCTGTTGCACTTCGGCTTTGAGCAGGGCCTGCGAATACAGGTCATGCTGTTTCCTCAACAGGTCGTATTCGTCGGCGGTGATCAGGTGCTGATCGCGGGCATCGGCGAGCGCGTCTTCCATCGCGTTGAACGCACCGAGCCCGTGATCGAGGCTGAACGTCCAGGCGTCGGCGCTGATGCCGGCGTGTGCCATCGCTTCGATCAGCCCGGACTGTGCGGTCGCCGTCTCGTCGACCAGACCGGTCAACACGGGCAGGTCGTCCATCATGCCCTGCCACCAGTTCAACTCGGGCGCCGACGCCAGCTGCACGTTGTCTTCGAGCATCTGGTTGACGGTTTCCTGTACCGACCCGGTTTCACGCAGGGCGTCGTTGAAGTCCTCCTGTTGCTGGGTGTACGCCTCCTGCCGTTTCTTCAAGTCGGCCAACCCGGACGAGATGCCCTGGATGACGAACGACGCCGCCGACAGCGCAGCTAGCGGGCCGGCGACCTTGCCCAGGTCCTTCAGTCCAATGTTGCCTTCGGTGGCGTACTCGGCCAGCTGGCCCAATCCGACACCGAGACCGCCGACGACGCCGCCCAACTCGCCGAGATCCTGCGCCGTGTTGCCGGCCATGTTCGCCAACACCGAACGCGACTGGTCACTGTTGTTGCGGACGGTGTCCAGTTCGTCGCCGACGTTGCGAAGCTCGGACGTCGTGCGGTCCATGTTGACGCCGCGTTCCAGGACGTCGGCGAACTGTTTGGCGTCGGCCGTGACGTCGTCGAAGGCGACACCCATCCGGTTCTTGAGGTCGGAGGCGAACCCGGCGACTTTGGCGTCGTCGACGTCGACGGTCAGATGCGCTTTGATCGCGTCGACCGCCTGCGCCAACCCTTTGGCGTCGGACTCGACCTTGTCCAGCGACGTCGACAACGCTTTCAACGCCTTCGACGACGACGACTCGGCGTCCTGGAATCCGTCGGCGATGTCCTTGCCGGCCCGGGCGCCTTCGGTGCCCAACCGTCGCAGGTCGGAGACGGCGTCGGACGTGTTGACGTCGACTTCGTAGACGAGTTTGCGGGGCGGCATGGGTTAGGCGCCTAACGCGTCGTCGTAGACGTGGACGATGGTGCGGTCCAACGCTTTCGCCAGGCGTTCGCCGGCCCGGGTCCAGGCGTGGCGGCCGGCGACGGCGCCCGGGTGGGTGACCATGGCGAAACGGCCGGCGAAATGCAACGCCTTCGCCCGACGCGGTTTCACGGTGTAGCCGCCACGTCGGCCGGACTCGGCGATCGCCCACGGCCCGGACTGTTTCGGCGCCGGAACGAACTCGACTTTGCAGCGGTCCGGCCAGGCGTCGACCTTCGGTTTCACCGTCAGGGTGCGGCCGAACATGCGTGGTGCCCCGGCGGCCATCGCCGTCTTGCCGGCTTTGGCGATGTCGCGGCCGGCGGTCCGGTTGGCGGCGCGCAGATCACGCAGCGTGTCGCGGGTCACCTGCTCGAACGTCGGTCCCTTCGTCGTGACTCGAAATTCCACCGGTTCACGCCGCGTCGGCCTCGACGTCCGGCGACGACTGGGTAGACGCCGCCATCGACTTCGGTGTGACGGTGCCGTCGGCGGTGATGACCACCGAGTTGCCGGTTCCCGCGGAGCCGATCCATGCGTCGTACCGTCTCGACACCGGACACGACAGGGTGGCGGTCAGCGACACTTGGCCGGCGCCGCCGAACGTGGCCGCCGTGATCCGGCACTTGCCGATCGCCGCCGGCGGCGCCGCGTCCCCACCGAGACCCATGTAGAAGAACGCTTCCGCGGTGTCGTTGGCGTACAGGAATGCCCACAGGCCGGTGTCGCCGCCTTCGCCGACGTCCTGGAAGAACGTGGCGTTGATCGTGAACGACGTCTCACCGGGGTTGGGTGTCGTCTTCGCTGCGGCGCACCAGGTGGCCTCCACGGATTCGGTGGTCGTGTCGGCGGAGGCGTCGATCGTCGCCGTGCTGACCTGGCAGGACCATTGGGCGTCGGCTTCGGTGTAGTCGGCGAGCGTGACGACGTCGACCGCCTTGCCGCCCGGCGCCTGCCAGGCGTCGGCGTAGCCGACCGCGGCCGGGTCGACGACGGAGAACGCCAGGACGCCGTCGGTGATCTTGAAGCGGAGGGCGTCGGACATTTCAGACTCCTATCGGGACGGGCGGGAATTCGGCTTCGGTCGGAACGTCGGGCGCACACCAGGTGACCGGGACCAGTTCGACGTCGACGGTGAACGTGTAGGCGGGCAGTTCGGCGACGTCGTCGGTGGCGTACGGCTCGAACGTGACGGCGTTCGGGTAGCAGCGGGCCGACCCGGCGCAGGCGTCGTACACCTTGTCGCACAGGTCGTCGAGCAGGGCGTGGGCGGCATGGTTGGCGCCGTCGGCGACGAGGCGCACGGCGAACGTCGCCGTCCACGTCACGTCGTCGCCCCAGCCGGCGGCGAGGGCGCCGACGTAGATGCCGGCCGTCGGTGTCGGACGGGTCGCCGGATACGGCCAGACCCGGCCCGGCCACACCGGTTCGAGCACGTCGGCCAGGGCTTGGCGGGCGTCGGCGACGCGGCCCATCAGGCGACGCCTCGACGGGCTTTGAACGGGGCCAGCGTCGCCCGGACGCCGGCGAGCGGGTCGGCGCTGGCCGGCCGCCAGGTGCCGGCCAGCATGCCGTCGATCGACGTGGGCGGGGCGTCCTTGCGACGGTAGAGCTCGACGACGACCTGGACGATGGCGTCCAACGCCTGCACCGGCACGGTCGCCGACGTCCAGGCGGCGGCCGGGTCGCGGTCGAGGTACTGGTTGATCGACTGTCCGGCCGGATCGACGGCGGCTTCGACCCGGCCGGCGTCGACGTCGCTTTCCAGTAGGCGCAGCTGCGCCAACGCCTCCGCCGTCACCGCCGCGGTGTCCCACCACACCGACACGTCCGGCGCCGTCACCGTCACTGCGGGTCGCCGGACCCTTCGACGATGACGGTGCCGACGACGAACGCGTTGATGCAGGCCAGGTCGTGGACGCCGCCGTTCAGGTTGCCGTCCTCGGTCAGGTCCAACGTGCCGGCCTCGGCCTTGTCGGCCTTGTCGACCTTGTCGTCGGCCTTGTCGTCGGCCTTCGTGGTCATGGCGTCTTGGTGATCTTGATGATGCCGCCGGCTGCGACGGTCAACGCCGAGAAGTACCCCATGTAGGCGACCTGGACGCCGCCGACGGACGGCTCGACGACCGACAGCATGCCGATCTGCTGGTCGTACACCTCGGCCGCCGACGGGTGCATCACCAGCAGCTGGGAGCCGGTGAGGCGTGGCGACACGTAGATCGGGACGCCGCCGATCGAACCCATCAGACCGGACCCGAAGTTGGCGGCGGTGAAACCGGTCGACTGCGAGTTCGCCGGGTTGACCGGGGCGAACGCCGGCCCGATGACCGACAGCATCGCCGGGGAGGCGATGCCGACGATCTGGCCGCCGATCGGGATCGCCGTGTAGATGGCGCCGACGGCGGCCCACACCGCGGAGGCGATGGCGTCGGCCGACGTCGCCCCGGTCGGGATGACGGTGCCGGCCGTCGCAGCCGCCGAGAACTGGGCCGCGGCGGCCGTCTCGGTTTGGATGGCGTACTGGGCGGCCAGGTCACCGACGACGATGTCCATGATCGACGGGGACGACCAGTCGATGATCTGGCGTGACACGTTGACGTAGCCGCCGTACGTGTCGACGGTCGCCGTCAACTTGTCGAGCACCATCGCCTGGGACGCGAACTCGGCCTTTTCAGCGGACTGCTTGCCGACGACGGTGTGAGTCGTCACGCGGGGCCGGAAGAAATTCGGGCCGCCTTCCAGCTGGCGGACACCGAGCGCCGTGACGAGCGGACGGGCCGAGTCGATGAAGTTGATGACACCGCCGACGACTTCCTGCGGGACGACACCGGCGGCGTTCGTCGTCGTCTGATGGGCGGCGACCCGGTTGTAATGCTCGATGCGGTCGCCGGCCTCACGGTCACCGCGGATGGCCCGCACGTTGTCGAGCACGTAGTGACCGGCCGACCGGTACGAGAACCCGGCCAGGTCGGGGCGGCGCACCAGCGTCAACGCCTGCGACAGTTCCTCGGAGCGTGCCCGGGACTGGGCGGCGAGGGCGACGTGCTCACGGTACGGCGACGCCTGCGCCGTGTACCGCTTGATCTGGTCGGTCTGCTGTTCGAGCAGTCCACGTTCGGCTTCGGTGATGTCGCGGCCCTGCGCCCTGGCTTCGCCGACGACGGTTTCCTTGACGCGGATGGCCTCTTGAATCTTCGCCTCGCAGTCGGCCAATGCATCTTCGATGGCGGTCGCGCCCATAGCACGTCACTCCTAGATAGGTCCGGGTAGGTCGACCCTCTGAGACGTGCTGGCCGTCCGCGGGCGCACTTGGCCCGTGCTGGGACGGCGGTCTAGGTCACAAGTTGAAACGGGATCTTAGTTCTTCGTCGGCCCACTGCGCCATGACCTCATCGAGCAGAGGCGTCGACGACGTGGCGGCCGGACGGTGCAGGCCGGCGGACCTGACCGACAAGACGTTCGCCGTGGCGTAGGCCGGTTCGGTGACGAAGGCGATGTGATCGAGGAACGCCCGCTTGATGGTGCGACGCCGGCCACGTTCGGAGTACTCGATGTCGGCCGGGTAGGCGCCGAACTTGATCGACGAATGCAGCACGCCGTCATCCGCCAACGCCAACGTTTCCTCGCCCAGTTCGGTGCGGGACACCTTGATGTCGGCGACCAGCCCTTCACGCCGTGACGGATACAGCTTGTCGACCTTGCCGACCGGACGGGTGCGGTCATGGTCACGGTTGGCGTGAATATGACCGGTGCGCGGCTGGATGCCGTCGAACGATCCGCGGGCGAACCGTTCGGTGAACTCGCTGCCGTCGTCCTCGCGGATGTCGGCGTCGGTGTCGTACGGCACGGCGACGAGCGTCACGATCCGCTTCGGATACGACACGCCGGCCACGTCGCCGCCGGCCCGTTCCGCCCATTCCATACCGGCCGGTAACTGCACGTCGGTCATTGGGCACCCTCCATGATCAGGGTCGACGCCTGGCCGACGAACACGTACCGTTCGATGTCGGCGACCTGCTCAGCGGTGAGCACACCGATCGACGTCAGGATCTGCCAGGTTTGGGCACGCTCGTACGGGCCGGGCTGCACGTAGGCGTCACGGTTCAACTCGAACGTCGTGCCGGCCGGCAACGCCCAGTTCGACAGGGCGGCGGCGATCGGGCGGGCCAGCGGGCGCAGATGGGCGCGCCAGTGGTAATCGAGGGTGAGGGCGGCCGTGTTGTAGACGAGACTGTCGGACGACTGGGGCAGGCCGACCAGGTACGGCGGGACGCGGAGCAGGACGGCGATGCGGGCTTCGGTCATGCCGGCCAGTTCGGACAGGGCCAGTTCGGACGGGGTCAGGGCCGTCGCCCGGAAATCGAGGCCGCCGGACAGGACGGCCGGCAGGCCCATGCTGGACATGCGGGCGGTCACCCACTGGGTTTGTAACGCTTCGGCCTGTTCGGCGGTGAGTTCGTTCGGGGTGACCAGTGTCGTCGTCGGTGCGCCGCCGGCGGCCATCAGATTGGACAGGTAGCGGGCGCACAGGTTGGCGGTGATCACCCGGCCGCGGCCTATCTCCAATGCGCCGACACCGTGGGGCAGTTGCGTCGTACCGGAGTAGCGGATGTGGCAGACGTCCTCGCGTGGCACCGGCAGTTCGCCGATCTTGTAGCGGCGCATCCCGGCGGCGTCCAGTTCGATGTTCACCGTCCACGGCGGCACGCAGTGGAACCGGGCCGGCCACCCGGACCCGTAGCGGGCCGTGGCGACAATGATCGCCTCGCCGCACGCCTGGAAGTCCCACCACAGCTGCCGGAAGAACTCCTCCCACGACGTGTACCGGTCCGGGTCCGGGTTGATCAGCCATGACGCGTCGAGCGACGGTGCGGCGCCGACCAGGTACGGCGGCATCGCCGCCGCCACCGACGAGTTCAGATCGAGGCAGGCCCATGCGATGTCGGTCAACGTCTCCAACTGGCCGGACCAGTTCGGTGTCGGCCATTCCGTCGGCCAGCCGGCCCACGGCTGCGGCCGCACCGGCGGCGGCGCGGTCACCGCGGGCGTCGGGGCGGTGTCGTCGAAGATGACGCCGGGCGGTGTCGGCGGGTCGACGGTCGTCGGGATCGTGGCCGGTTCGCCGGGCACGTCACGCGGGATCAGGGCGCGCGTCGATGCCACAGACCCGCGACGTTACTACGTTGCAAATGCAACGGGTCGCTCATCGGATGGCCGGGGTCGGCGGCGTGACCTGGGCGGCGTCCAACGCCCACAGGGTCGCCCGCAGCAGGTCGGTACGGGCGTTGTTGTTGACCAGGCCCAGGCCGCCGCCGGCCAGGTTATGAACCCTGGCCCGGCCGATCTGGTCGTCGAGCATGACGGTGCCGTCGTGCACGACACGGCGCTCGGCGGCGAGGGCGCGGAACAGGACGAGGCCGCGGCCGGTTTCGGTGCTGCCGGCCCGGGTCGCGGCGAGCCGGCCGGGCAGGTCGGCGGGCAGCTGGTTGTTCATGCGGGCGCCGACGATCAGGCGGGCGCCGGGGCGGGCGGCGACGAACACGCGGACCAGGTCGATCGCCTCCGACCAGGTTTCGCAGGCCCGGCCGTCGACTTCGAATCGGCCGTCGCCGTCGGATGCGACGAAGGCGGCGGCGGCGCCGGTGCCGCGGTTCTCCTCCAGGGCGACGATGCCCGGCCCGTCGTAGGTGTCGAGCGCGCCGGCGCACGCCTGCCACGCGCCCGGGTCGAGCAACGGTTCGCCGTGCCCGGCTTTGCGGCGTACGGTGGGCCACCGGTTCAGCCATTGGGCGGCGAACGCCTCGAACGGGTCCGGTTCGTCCGGGTCGTCGGTTTCGCCGGAGCGGGCCGCCGCCAGGCGTTGAGCGATGAGACGGTGCCGGCGGTCCGTCCAGTGCGGCGACGCCTGCCGCCACCCGGCCTCGTCGTCCAGTTCGCTGCCGGGCGCGGCGGACCATTCGATCCACAGGTCGGCGTCGGTGCCAGCCAGGTCGGCGACGGCGACGTTGCGGCGGGTCACCATCAGGGCCGTCGCTTTGCGGTGCGCCGTCGACACCAGCCACAACTGCGACGCCGGCAGCTCGACCATCGTCGGCACCAGGCCCTCCTCGATCATCGTCGACGGCACCGCCCACGCCTCGTCGACGACGGCCATCGAGGCGGTCAGCCCGTAGACGGACTCCTTCGCCTTGACCAGCCACCGGGACCCGTCGGCCAGGTACTCGATCATCTCCTGCCCGTTGGCCTCGCGCACCTTGTACACGTCGGCGAACCGGTCGGCCCGTGCCCAGCGGCGGGCCGGCCGTTGGATTTCGACGCACACGGGCAGGTCCTTGCCGGTGTGCACGACGGTCTGCACGCCCCAGGCGTCGCCGCGGTGGATGCGCCACAGGCACGCCTCGCGCATCAGGTAGCTCTTGCCGACCTGGCGGGCCACGGTCAAGTCGCAGGTGTCCCAGACGAGCAGGCCGGCGTCGTCGTGCTCGAGGGCGCGGGCGGCGTACAGGCGCTGCCACCAGCGCAACGGTTGCCCGGTGCGCTCGTCGGCGTAGGCGGCCAGCTGGTCGCCGTAGCTGCCGACGGCGCGCGGGTGCGGCGGGGTCATCAGCCGCGGCCACGTCGCATCGGCCGGCACGGTCCGCAGATCGGCCAGCCACGCGACGTCCCAGATCGGGTCGTCGGCCGGCCAGCCGTCGGACTCCTCGACGGCCGGCGCGGCCGGTTGGGCGGCCGGCGCCTTCGACGTAGGAGGCGCACTCGGCGCCGGCCGCGGTCCTCTGTACCCACCGAGGATCGCACCCTGACGTCGCGCACACACCGAGCACGACGGGCGCAGCGTGCAGCACCCGGTCCCCTCGTCGTGGGCGTGGAGACGCAGCGGCGGGTCGTGGTCCGCTTCGGTGGCGACCCGGCACCGGCAGATCGCACACATCGGCCCGTCGGCCAGGATGCGCGCCCGCTCACGCTGGTAACGCGGCTCGGCGTACGCAGGTTTCGCCACAGCGCCAGTCTGCCCGCCCGGTCCCCGTTGCCCGGTCGAACCGGTTACAGCCGTCTACGGGCCGTACAGACGCCAATCAGACGAATGCGGAACGATCGACGGCGAACGACCCGAAGAGGGGGGGAGGGAGCAGGACTGGGGGGCTT